CCACCTTCTGCCACTGTTCGACGGTGATGGCGCCCTGCTTCAGAAGTTGTGTAGCTGTGTCCATGGAAGTTTTTGCGGACTGTCCTACGACTTTTAGTGTTTGAACAGTCTGCACGCGCTGATCGGGCGTCGTTGAGCACCCCGTTTGAAGTACAGGGAGCGAAAAGAAGCCAAGCCATACGGCGGCGAAGAGAATAACGTGGAGTTTTTTCATGAGATTATTTTATCTGAATTGAAAAACTTGAGCCGCTGGGAGCAATCACGGGCGGCGGTGGCGTAACTACAGGGGTAACGGTAAGCGCCTCGTAGGGCGCATTGGTGTTGCCAGCGGAATTGTAGACGTTCACCTGATAAGTCCCCGAGTCAGTAGGCTGGAGATTGGCCAGAGTGACGACAGAGGACATCCCGTTCGCGGCAACCACCTGGGCGACAGGCGGGGTCCATGGCTTTCCGTCTTTGGTCCATGTCCAAACAAATGGAGGCGTTCCCACGGAAACCGATGCAGTGAAAACCGCAGTTTTACCGGCTGCGGTTGTTACGGGCGCGTTCTGGGCGAATGCTGAAACTGACAGCGCAAAAAGCGCGAGGAATAACGGGGCGATTTTTTTCATGGTAGTTTTTCTGCATTATGCCCCAGGGGGGCCTTGGTATCAAGCTCCTGTTTGTAGTCTTGCGCTATGACCTTGGGGATGTTTTCGCCAAATATAAAATTACAGAATATCCTCTTGAGCCCACCTCCCTTGGTTACGGAGCTGTAGAACTCCGGAAGCCATTTGCAGAGCTGAAGAAGAATGGCGAGGTATCCGGCATATTTGGCCGGGAGCACTGAATTGAGCTGGTCGAGGAATTCCATGGTTATTTTATTTGTATGTTGCCACGCAATGTAATGCCCCCTGTGACGGCGGAAGAATACGTGCTACCAGAAGAAGGAGGGTTAGCTTGTGAGTTATAATAACGATACGCAGCCGCGTTGCTTTGCGTCGTTAAGGTTGCTGCCTCCAATGGATACGTGAGACTAAAAAGAAAAGCCGGCTTGGAGGAAAGGTAGAGCGAATCAGCCAATACGTCAGTGCCAAGAGACTCGCCGGAGATGATACTGCCTGCATACCAGTTACCAAGAAAAGTGCTTGATGCAGCCACGGTCGCGTCCTGTTCTTGATAACCTGCGTTGCCAGCTGCTGTTGGCCAGTCTGCCCAATATTGGTTGGAGAAATTGTTGATAGTCGGAGAACCCGGTGTGGAATTACCGATGTTGGGCGTCCCCACTTCTGCGTAAGGATTAACGCTTCCACCAAAACGATTCCCCAACACCTGATACCTGCGCGTGAACCGCTTCATCAGGGCCGCTGCCCGGTCTGACACGCCGGGATTTACACCGGTCCAGAAGTTACGATGAATAGTGTCTTCTGAGGTTGTCCCAAAATAACCATCACATTCGAAGCTCGGGGCAATGTTGCCTTCGTATAGGTTGAATGCGTTGTGCGGACCGTGATTGGTGAAAAACGAACCACCGTTTGCTCCAGATGATGTTGAGTCGTAGCCGAAATTATAAGCAAAGACGTTTCCGCAAGAGCTGAAATTGACTTCCAGATTTGGAAAACCCTCTGTTAGTTCGGTGTCTTGAACAAGACAGAAAGTTGCACCATCGCCTTGCGAGCCGAAGAGTAGGTTTGCACCATTTGAGCCACCGCCAGACGTACCGTGAAACCACGAATAGTCGATTGTGACATGATTGCAGTTGGTGAAGAAACATCCATATCCACTGGTCGGGTGATAAATCTGTACGTCGTAGAGCCACGATTGGAGCACGCTTTGGAACATGACCGGAAAGGCCAGTCCGCTGGATGTTGATGAATCCAGATATATGTGCTCAATCCCCACACCGTAAGCCTGGGAGTTTGCGTTGTTGTAACCCGGCTTGATTCGCACGGTCAATCCCGTGGCATCCCAAAGCAGGCCGGGAGCGGCAACCGTTACCGAGCCACTAGTCTTACTAACTACCGTGGTTATCTGTGTGCGATTGTAGGTTGTGGACCCCTGTACGGATAAAACAGGCGTTGCCCCCGCTGTAATCGCCGCGTTGTTCTGCTGGTTCGATACCTCAATTCGGCACAGGTTTCCAGCGACGAAATCAGTCGTGCTTGGGATGGTAAAAGTGACCGTGCCCTGCGTGACTGCTGACGAAACCGTTTGTGGGGTTTGACCCCACTGATAGTTGTCACCGCCACCTGCGTTTAATGCGCCAGTTCCACCGCCCGTGTGGGTAGTGATTAGACGCGTCTTGGTGCCGTTAATACCGCCATTCCCTCTCAGGGTAACGCCCGGTGGAATAGTTAGGGTAGTAATAGCAAAATCACCCGCGCCGAGCAGGACATACTTGCCAACATTTCCAGGCACAAAACCAGAGCCCGCAGCATTTAAGGCAGTCTGAATTGTTGAAGTACGATCACCGCTGGTCGCCGTGATTGTTGATCCCGATTGCGTGCGATTGGTTGGAATGCCGCCCGTGACGCCAGCACCAGCCCATGTGCCGGCCGGTGGTTGATAGAGGTAGTTGTATGGTGCTGCCTGCGCAACCAGTGCGATCAGCAGATAGAGAAAAACTTTCTTCATGGCTTAACCGGAACCGATTCAGAAAGCCAAGGAGCGGGAGTGAAAGTGAACGTGGGGGAAACGCTGGCGGCTCCGTTCTGGATGGTGAGACGAACAACCGCATCCCCCGGATTGGTCACACTCCACACGGTGGTCTGGCCTGATCCATTGGTGAGGGCTTGATCGGCTTGCATATCTACCATAGCCAACACTACTTCTCCAGCGGATGAGGAAACCGTAGTAGATGCGGTGCCAGATGTTCCGGTAACGTCATTAGCTGTATTCGGGGTTCCTGTTGGCGTGGTCTGGTTCACCCCGCTCATCGGCGTGCAACCGTAGGCTGACCCACTGATCGTACTTCCGGTGAGCGTAATAACCACATTATGCGATCCAGAAGGTGGCGCTAAAATGACAAAACAGCCTTCGTAAATCAATCCTCCGAATGGATCATAGTTGTAAACCTGCGTCATTGCCACGCCGTTATATGTGGCTGAAACACCGCTGAACGTTGTGGCAGCGCCAACGAGATAATGTACAAAAAGCGCATTCGCTCCCGTGCAGTCCACTGCCTGCGTGATCGTGGTTCCACTGGTGGGTCCTAGACTTGCGACCACGTTTGCCGTGATGACGGTGGGGCCGCTGGCTGCCGCTGTGACTTTGGGAATCCAGCGCCGACGGGCATCAGCCGAGGTGACGAGAAGCGCCAGGGAGAGAACCGAGAAAAGGAATTTTCTCATGGGTAGCTAAAAGTTGACTGGCACATCCATTTTGCCTGCACCGAGTCGTATTCAAAGTACACGCACAGCGCTTTGTTAACCGTGGTTGTTGTGGGAAGTGTCGCGCCACCTGAAGCAAACGACGCCCCCCAAGTGATAGACCGCGCAGTGCCATTATCCAAGATGCGGTATTCGAGCTGGTCAAAATTAACCGGCGTACCAGAAAGGTTCGTCGTCATCGACGTAATCGCCGCCGCAAGCGCCGTGATCGTCACGCAATCGCAGTTGTCGGTGTTTACGGTGGGGGTCGCGGAGCTCGTGATCGAAGTAATGCGCGCCGTTACACGTTTATTTGTGAGCGTCTGGGTATCAGTGTCGCCAAGGACGGTTCCGGTCGGAACTGCTTTGGAATTGGCTAGCGTGGCAGTGCTTCCCGAGGTGGTCTGAGTCCAAAAGGCTCCGTTTGTACCCACCGTGCCAGGGGTAGTAACAATGTAAGAAGTCACCGCTGTTGGTGCTTGAATCGTGACGTTCGTGGTGCCCGTGGACTGGGTGGTTCCCTGCGTGAGCGCGATGGCACCTGCCGTAGATGCGCCAGAACCCGTCGTTAATGTGCCGGCCAATGTCAGCGAATCAGTCGTCTTGTTGTATGTCATCCCCGCGTCACCCGAAGGATTATTCGCCCCATCGAAAAACATCACTTGGGTATCGGTGCCGGTAATCGAAGCCGAAGGCGAATTCCCAAGCTGCGACATCATTTGCATGTTCGTGCCATCATAAACAACGTGCACCCACTGGCCGGCACGAATGTCATTGTCAGCCAGAGTGGTCGTGATCGCGCCCTGAAGCTTAACGATCGTTTTTGCGCCCAAGGAATTGACATTAAGCGTCGCCGCACCCGTGTTGGCGGTATTAGCCTTGAACCAATAATCGACGCCCGTAACATAGGCCGTCGCGGCGGGAGAGAGCGTAATCGCATAGGCATCCGTTGCCCCAGCGTCGGCGGCGAACATCGCGGCCTGAAGCACGTCAGTTTTGGTATTGGCGGCGAATACTTGGTTGCCTTCAACGGTCATCACGCCCGCCGCCGAACGCGCCAGCGTTGTATCTGAGGCCGCGCCCAGTTCAATCGTTCCCACAGTAGCGGAGTTCGAAGTTCCAATGCTAAACGCACCACCACCCGTGATCGTGCCACCCGCATTAATATTGCCGCCGCCAATGCCCACGGATGTTGCGGACGTACCCAATGTAGTTGCCACCACCAATCCACCGGTGATCGAGGATGCGGCAGAAGTGCTGTCCACGATGCCCAGCGTATGGCCTCTGGTGAAGATCGCGTTCGTTCCCGCCACCGGAGGCGTCAGATACATGTTGAAAACATCCGTGAATGTCTGGCTGGCCGAAGCAGAGGCATACGTCGGCCCTGGAAAGAAAATCTCGCGTTGAAGCGCTACGGTGCCCGTCGTGGCCCATGTGCGGGTTCCGGTCACACCTTGAATACCAGGCGATTCGGTAGCGGCTGTTTGTCCGGTGTCAGTTGGAATCGTGTACTTGATGTAGGGAAGAACGCCGGAGGTGCGCGCGGTATTAGTGAGGGTCAAGGCTGTCGTGCCTGCTGCACCGTTAATCGTGACCGCATTGTTGAATGTAGCGGCTCCGGTATGCGTTGAAGTGCCGGAAGCAGTAAAAGTGCCCGTGGAGGTAATCGTTCCGCCCGTAATAAGTCCGCCTGCGTTCACGTTGCCGCCACCGATGCCTACGGATGTTGCGGTAGTTCCAAGCGTGGTCGCCACAATAAGGCCGCCAGTGATAGAAGAAGCCGCAGATGTGGAGTCTACGATACCAAGGGTGTGATTGCGCGTAAAAATAGCATTCGTGCCAGCAACCGGGGGCGTGAAATACGAATTGAATGCGTCGGTGAAAGTCTGGCTTGCGCTTGCTGAGGCGTAAGTCGGACCAGCGAAAAACCTCTCTCTCTGCAAGGCTACGGTTCCGGTCGTTGCCCAAGTCCTAGTCGCTGTTGGGAAACTTACGCCAATACCCTCCGTCGCGGCAGTTATTCCAGTGTCGGCAGGAGCAGAAACCGTGAAGTATGGAGCGACACCCGAGGACCGTGCGGTAGGCGAAAATGCCTGCACTCCCGTAAAAGTTTGATTTACGTCGAGGTAAGCGAGCGTACCGGCAATTCGCCCTGCACTCGGGTCAACCGAAATACTGCCAGTTGAAGCGTTGGAGACAACGACCGTCCCGACCACGACCTGATAATTCGGATTGGTTGGAGGGGTCGCTGTAAGGGCACCGTTGCTTGTCGCCAAATAAACGCGCGCACCCGCAGAAAAGGCGGATGTGTCAATGTCGTGGACGATACCTTTTGTGGTGATGAAGCCCACCGTATTAGTCGCAATAGATTCCGTGGCCAAACCAGCCACCGCGGCCGTTGTGCCCGAATTGGCGTTCGCGAGTGCAATCTGAGGATATCCGGAAGCAGCGCCAGAAATGTAAACTGCGGCGCCGTTGGCAATGGTGGAACCCGTGTCATTTCTGACTCGAATCCAGAACTCTTGTCCAATCTGCAATCCAATATTCGAATCACTATTATAAAAAGTCAGGCTATCGTTGTCGGTATCGTAAAGAAGTTTCCCAGCCGCATAGGTGGGTGAAGCCACCCCAGAGAAAACAAGTCCGCTAGTAGTAGGAAGCGTTCCTTTCATATAGCTTCCGGTTCCCGTGACAGCTACACCTTGGATCGCAGAGGATGAAACCCATTCCGCCGCTTGTCCGGAACTCGGTGTTCCAGAAATTCCAGCACCAGTGCCGGCCGGGGTGGTATAGGTGCCCGCAGCATTCAGGAAGGAGGTAGAGCTTCCGGCTGCGGTAAGCGGGACTGCGTTGAAAGATGTGGAGGCGAGATTTCCAGTGCTCGGATTGAAAGTGAGTTTTGTGCTGGTAACTTTTGCCGGTAGATTTCCCGTGTTCGCCGTCACCCACAACGGAAACATTGTCGAATTGGTCGAAGTGTCATTGGTGATCCCAATGTTGGTTGCGGCCCCAGTAGTCGTAGAACTATCTGCGGTGGCTGCGTGCAAATTCGCCACGAGGGTAGTCGATGCCACGACAAGGGGAGCTGTTCCGGTTGCAACGCTAGACGTGAATTGAGTCGATGTAATGCCATTTGGAAATGTCGTTACATTTGTACCGGGATCGAAATAGGAAGAAGTCACATATCCTGAACTAAGCGTACTCCAATAGGTGGTAGACCAACGCTGAAGCCCCAAATCAAACAGCAAATTGTAGGATTGAGCCAAAACATCCGATCCATCATGCAGCTCGAAATTAAACGAGTTCGCCGTATTTCCCGCTGTACTTCCGCCTATCAATAACAACTGAGTGTCACCCGTATTTGCTCCCAACGTAAGCTTTGAATTTGGTGCGCCCGGATTGGTGGATGTTGTATAAAGAAGCGTGGGCGCATTCTTCGTTTTGTTGTATGTGCCATCCCTAACAATTAGGGATGTATCCGTGTACGTGCCCGGTGCCTGCGTCAGAACAACTTGTCCGAAGGCTGTGGCCGCGAGCAAAAACAGTGGGGCTAAAAGACGAAGAATTTTCATAAATAGTCGATTTTCGGCGCGTTTGACATTTTGCAAACGAGTCCAGTAGAGTGCCCCACGCAATATTAAACGTGACGCTCATCATCGATCATCCCCACGTTCCCCCCACCGGACATTATTTGGTCGATACCCAAGGCGTCACGCATCGCGCAGATTCCATCCCCGCGCTGTTCAAAAAAATTGAGCAATATCGACTCAATAACGCGCTCCCGGCGGGCGATCCTCCCGCTGAAGTTGAGCAGTTCTACGCCGTCCAATTTCCTTGGCTTATCTCAAAAGTCGGGGATATGGCTGCCCCGACCCCGGAGGAGCCGCTAAGAGAGTGGATTAATCGCCTCTGGAAAAATCCTCCGGGGCCGCGTGACTGGGTGGAAAGCGTCACTGCTAACCGGCGCTACGAGGTCTGCGTTTTGTGTCCCTTGAGTACGCCGGGAGGAATCATTTCCGACGTGTACTTGCGCCGCTTGATCATTCTGGCGGCTGGCCGGATGGCCACCAATTCATTGTTTTGCTCCAGACACCGCTGGGATTGTAAGATGGCCGCTTCTCTTGAAAAGCCCGCATTTGCCGCTTCAGGAACGCCGCCTGACGGATGCTGGGTTGAGGGCTGATTGAGGCCTCGGATTACGCCGGATTTCCATTGTTCGTGGATGGATTTTCCTCTCACGCCTAAAACTTTTCCTGCCTTTTCAAAAGCCGCGCCCTCCGAGTCAGCAAATCCACCGTTCATATATTTTACAGCCAATTTAATGCAGGCTGTCTTCTGCTCAATCGTGTACTTGAGTGGGATGTGTAAAGGAAGCGCCGGAAGATCGCTGACGTACCCCGTCTTCACGCACCATTTACGCCATTCTGCATAGATCGTCTTTTTTCCCACGCCCGTAAGGCGGTGGGCTTCCTGCAAGCTCTTTTTTTCGTGATAAATTTTAACCGCTTCTTCGATCAATGCGGGTGAATATTTTCTTATACTCATGCTTCGTCGAGGTTGTTGGAGACAAACTCCGCGCTCTCCAGTGAGTCGTATTCCTCCAGATTTTCTTTGGAAACTTTAGCGCCTAGTTTGTCAGAATTGTCCGTGTCACGCTTCTCCACTATGCCAGGTGTGACACCGCCCCGCTGGCGACACCATTCTACGAGCAAGCAGAGGATGTCCGCTTCGTCGGGAGACACCCCTTGATTCCTCGCCTTGTACTCTTCTTTGGGCTCCACCCGAACTCGGCCACCTTTTACATTACGGTAACGTCGAGTGGTAATGTGCGTGAAAAGGGGCGACGTCGGGACGATAGGGTTTACGAGTAACGCGCACACGGTCGGGTCCATCCATCGTTTCGCGGCGAACCATAACTCCGTTACCTTGCCGTCATACAGATCGTAAGCGGTGTTCAAGTCCTCTGCGAGCACTTTTGATTCATCCGCCTTTGTACCGAAGTCCACGCCCAGCACGTCGCCCCAATAGGTCTTAGCGTGTGAGTAAGTGCCGCTGGCGTTGCCGGTCTTATCCATCACAAGATCTTCCGGCGAGATGCCCATTGTTTTGCATCGCCCCATCACTTCCTGCATGATTTGCACCGTACTTTCTGTTTTCGGAAGCTGAAATATTTGATCAAGCGTGGCCACGAATCGCGTAATCTCTTTGTCCGGATTCGTGCGATCCTTAAACATCGTGATCTCGCCTTTGTAATTCGTCCAGCCCGACGCCTCCCCCCATCGGCCTACGCCAAAAAGCGCCTTGTCCGCGCCCTGCAAAGCGGTATCCAAGATGCCAATGTTTTTCACGTTGTTCACGTAAATCGGTTCTCCGCGCTGAGATTGCATCCATGCGGCGGAAACGATCGTGTAGGCGTTGTCTTTGAGCGGAGGAAATCCGCGGCCCTTCGCCCAATATTGCCCGGAGTGTTCGCCTGCTTTCAGGAAGCCCAGATATGCCTCGTAGCTAAGCATACCTTGGTAAACATTCTTTCGCTGCACGACATTCTCGAATCGCTTCCCGTCCAGACGTAGCACCGGATAACCCAGCTTGCTCACCCATTTGTAGAGCGTGTCTACCTGTTCAATGTCCCAACCTTCCTCGGGCTCGGCCATCTGCACTACTTTATCGGAAACTTCTTCGGGGTTGAACGCGATGACGATTTTGACGTTGCCCTTCGTTTCGTCAATTGATGCCTCCGTGGTCTTAAGATCCTCAAAAGCACCAGGAGAAACCTGCGATCCCTCATCAATCAGGATGAAAAGATTTGTCCACTGGCCGAGCACGGGATGCGACGGCTTGCGGTACGGCTTCGGCTTATGACCGCGGAGCGCACCGGCCGACACCTGATTCTGCTTACAGAGTACGCCTTGGATTCTCATCTCGGGAAGGGCATCGTGCATCGAAATGAAAAGCTCGGTTTCATTGATGTCGATATTCTCACTGTCGTTTTCGGTCATCGGAAGTACCGAGGCCCGGTGGAGCGCGACCAAGTGAGAGAAAAGATTTCCGTAAAGGTGGGTCTCGGAAGGGGCTGCGAGTTTAACGGCGGTCCAGTAGGGGTCTGTTCGCCACAGGAGGTAATACAATACTCCGCATGAAAAAGTTTTTGAAAGTGAGCTAGCGCCACAAATCAACAGCTTGCTGTTATTTAAAACTTCATGGAAAACTTGCTGAACAACCGACGGTCGAGAGTTGAACATCCCGTCACCCCACAGAAGAACCGAAACTTTCTGATATTCTTTCTGCGCTGCCAGATTCGATTCAAGCGCCTTAAGCGCCGTGAACGCTTCCGCTTTCGTCTCAACCGTAACGTCGCTCCCTTCCGCCTCAAACGCTAGATTCGCTGCGTCCACCCAATCGCCCGAAGCGATCGCCTCGTGAACCAACTGGATGATTTCGAGTTCCATTACCAGTTCTCCACATTTTCAGGCACGATTTCTGCGGGAACTATTTCAACTGGCTGCGCTTTCTTTTGTGCCTTTCCTAGACTTAGAATCTGTTTCATTTTCGCATGCCGATCCTCTTTGGCAGTCGCCACCGCCTTATGTCCCGCCGCCGCGATTCCTTCGGCCATTGCTTTCGCCATCTGGGCGGCCGCTGCGCCAGCCTTCTCGCCGCCTTCAGCTTCGTTGAGTCCCGGCGCATATGCGTAGCGCCCCATCTCCTCAACCTTATCGAACGAGTCCACGAGCATCTTTAGTTCGATCGGTTTCAGCGCATGCTTTTCTGCCTTCAAAAACTTGATTTGCTTATCCAGCACTTCGCGGAGATGTGCCACGCGGACCTGAGATAGCAATAAATTGTCCTGTGCCGTAAGCGGCACCTGAACCGCATGCCCTTCGGCTATAACGATCGTCAGCGCCGGAACGTGCTGGTTTACGGTTCTGTCCGGAACGACAATCTGACTTCCGCTATCGGCCATTACTGTTTGTCGCGCTCGAACGACTGAAATTCAACTTTCTTCCCGTCCTTGATGTCTTGCGCGAACTTGGCCTTGGCTTCGTCCAAAAGTTTTTGCTGATGCTCCAGCAGTTTCTTGTCTTCTTCAGCGCAATAGGCGTCGTAGATTTCTTTGCACTGCTCGGTGCTGACATTGAACTTCATGCAGAGTGCTGTTACCGCCATGCGCAACTGCGCTATCTGCCAAGTCTGCTGCCTGATATGCTCCATGCCCTTGCGGGCCTCTACTTCCATCGCGGCGATTTTCTTCTCCGCTTCCTTCAGCATTTGGCCTTTCGATAGAATGATATTCTTGGACTTAAGCAGTGGTGATACCATACCCCACATACTACTACGCTTGGATTATTTGCGAGCCAAAAGTGGCGACAAATCTTGTTGTTCCTCGTAAACCTTGCCGAAGAGATCGGGATGAGTAAGCCACCAGTTTTTGTAGGTCGCAGCAAAATGCGCGAGATACTTCTGACGCATCCAACCGCCGAATTTCGTCCCGTTGGCGAAATTGGTTTTATACTCCCGGTAGCGCGATGAGAGCGCCGGGTTTTCCATAGGATGCGCATCCAGCCAGCGCATGAATTCCGTCTTGTTCGTGAGCCTGGAATCAGATGTTCCTTGCATGTTAGTTTTTCTGCGCCTGAGCGGCCATTTCTCGCAGCACGTCCTTGTTGATTAATCCGGCCTTGAATTGCTGCAAAAGGAAGGCGCGTTTTTCGTCGGGGGTAGTTCGTTTAGCAAGCTCCGTCGTGAAAAATTCCGCACGGCCAGGAGCCGTAAGTCCGCTCGTAGCGCGCTCCAGCGCCGTGCGGTTGGTGGTATTGCTCGTGGCGTGATGGATGAACTTTAAATCTTCATTCGGCGTTCCATTTTTGAGCACATTCTGAAGAATTGCGCCGCGTTGGTCTTGGGGTGCGTTAATGAAATTGTCGTAGTTCACCCGCATCCGCGAAGCGGCGAGCGCAGACTTTGATCCCTCATAGCTGTCCAGTTCTTTGACCGCCTTGTATTCGGGAGAGAGGGCTGACGTGAGCTTGGGATCTACCGGGATCACGCCGTTCCATTGAGCGCCGGTATTGAGCCGGTCGCGGGCATAGCGTTCAGCATTGGTGAAAACCTGCTGACTATAAAGCGACGCTTCCTCGGGCGTGGCTCTCTGGAAAATCGGCAGGTCTGATGCGATTTGGCGCGCATACCCCTGTCTCACGGATTTCTGGTAGTCGTATAACTCCTCGCCGGTCATGGGGCGCTGCTTGCCGTCTTTGCCTACGATGGTCGTATTGTCCGACATGGATGGAAGCTTCATACCAAGACCCACTTTCTCGGAAAGCGCAGCTTCAACCTGAGCGGTCGATGGGCCTGGGCCGATATGACGATTGAATGGATTGGTGTCCACGTTGACGGGTTCGCCAAGGAAATTGAGCAGCGGCTTTCCGTCGTTCACGAATCGGCGCACAAATGGAACTTGGGTAAGCCAGAGATCGACACCGGGATTCTTCTTGTCGGAGCGGTATCGCTGGCCATCAGTCGTGTTGTCGAGTTCACGAAGGAGGGAGGACATCGGAATTAATCCCACCGCAGCATTCCCGACAGAATCAGCGAGAGTTTTGGTCACGCCATCGGCATTCAACTGACGATCATCGGTGGCGAGGAATCCAGCGAGTCGCGAGAACGACGAGGCCAGCGATAGGTCTTTAACGGAAGCGAGGCCCATCAGCCACGCGTTTACCGCTTTGTTCGCCGCTTCTTCGTCGTTATACTTTTTCCCGTTGAAACGCTCTTGGTCCCGAATGTGTCCGATGGTGGCGAGCGCAGACATGAATGGGGTAAGCTTGTAATCCACCCAGCGGCCATCAGGAAGTTTGATCGAAAGGGGGCGCTCACCGGCCGACATGAGAGCGGACTTTTGCGTGGGCGTGAGCCCGGTCCACGGCCCCGAGATTTCCCATTCACGCGGCTTGTTCTGTTCATCTTCTGGCTGCTTACCGAGAAATTTGGACGCTGCGGCCGTAAGTACGGCGAGACCGGTTGCTTGGGCGACGACTAGTTGGCGCGCACGCTCAGGAGGGAGTTTATCAAGCGCGAGGAATCGCAGTGGATTATTCTTGCCGGGCTCACGCCACAACGAGCGAGCCAAGTTAATTTGACCGGTTATCGGCGCCCAGTTGGTCAACTCCTGAAATACGTTGAGACCTGCCTTGGCAAATGCGAGTCCTGCGGGAGCACGAACCATCATTGGAATCTTCGACACTGCCTTATAAATCTCGCCGCTAATGCCAGCAGGAGGAGCATTGAGCGCAACTACTTCGGTCATCGTGTTGCCGAAATCCTGAATGGATTTATCAATTCCTTCGTTGAGGATTTCACGCTTGCGCGCGATAATCTGTGCGGGGCGAGCCTTTGTGCCCAGTTCTTCGCGAGCCTGCTTTTCGGCCTTTGCCACTTCCTCGGTGTTGAAGCGCCGCATCGCAGCCTCAAAGCTGACTTTGTCGCCTCGCGTGAGGGCCGAGTAGAGCATCTGCTGTGATCGCACGCCTTGACCACCGATATAATCGAGTGCCGTGAGCAGTCGGCCGGTCATCTCGAATGGCGTGAGCGCCGCTTTCTGGAGGCCCCCACTGCGGCGGTAAAGGGATTCGATTTCTCCTCCAGGGCTTTTCCCTTCCTCAAGATTCTGCATTTTCTTGAGAAACTGTTCGGTGTAGCGTGGCAGAATCGAGCGATCGCCGCTAACCACGAGATCAGCGCCGAGGCGAGCACCGGTTCCAGCGTCTTTCAGGAACATGCCAATCATACGCAGCGCGAGGCCGGGTTGGCCTTGGCGCACTGCCGTATCAACGGCTGTCGTGAACGTGCGGGCTGCGCCCTGAATGATGCCGCCGGCGCCAATTTCAACTGCGGTGCGAGGAGCCGACATCACGTTGCGATACCAGTAGTCTTTCAGGAAATCCCACGGATTCACACCGCGGGCCTGCATGATCGTGTCCATAATTTCCTGATAAACTGCGTTACGCTCACTGCCAGCCGGGGTGCGAGCCGCTTTCTGGCCCAGATCACGCAGCTTTTGACCGGTGTCCGAGTCCAGTGACGGAATGCCATACTGACGCCCCATAGCGTCCAAGAACGCTTGGTTGTCAAGTAGGCCCAAATTGGCTTTAGCGACCAATTCGGGATACGCCTTTTCGAGTGCGATTTTCTCGACCTTTCCGATGTTCGGGGATCCGACGACTTTTTCGAACTGCTTTCGAAATTCTTTATTACGCAGATTTTCCCACGCCTGCTCCATGGTTTCAGCCAGTTTAGTTTTAGCAGCCTCCGGGAGCGAAGCCACCTTCGGATCTTCATTGATGCGCCTAAAAATCTCGGCCTTTCTCTCTGCCTGTTTTTCGGGCAAATCCGTGAAGACTTTCTGCCAGTCAATTCCAGTGGACTTTTTAATACGCGTGATCGCGCCTTTCAGAACGGACGATGCGCCGGGGGTATCTGACGCTATTTCGGCAGCCGCTTTGTTTCCGGCATCTTTTACTCCCTTGTTAATAATATCCGCCGAATTCTCCGGAAACTTAGGCACCACTTCATCCTGAAGCCGGGATTGGATTAAATCCATCCACGCCAAGTGCCCTCGGTACGGCTCGATCAGTTCATTTACCGTGCCTGGCGCCTGCAAACCCTGCGCAACGTCCGTGCCGACGCCCTTGGCCTCGCGGAATAAACGTGCTATAACGCGATCGCGGGCCATCGGATCAACGATATTTTCGGCTTCCGGGATCATGGACGCGGCTGAGACGGCACGGTCAGCGGAGTTCTGGATTTCACGGAGCTTGGCGAATCCGCCTTCGTAATCCCCGGTTTTCTTCACATAATCAACGATGGCTTTACCGTTCGCGATTTGGTCCGCGTTGCTCGTCTTCACATAATCGTACTTGCCCAGCGCCGAGCGCGACGTTCCGCGATTGTCGCCCGCAAGGACGCGCTCACCCGGCTTGGCGGCGATCTGCTCGTGCGCGGCATCCCAAATCTGCTGGAGGTATGGCCGGATGGCTTCGCCAGCCTCTTTGATTTTTTCCGCGGACCAATCGGCGAATTTGACTGCGCCAGTTTCAAGCTGTCCGGCGAGCTTGACGGTATGAGCGGCGAGCAATTCTGGATCGAATCCTGAAAGAGCGCGACCTTGCTTCAAAATTTCGTCGGCCCATTTGTCGATTTTTGATCCCTTGATTTTGCCGCGCGTTGGGGTCTTGGGCGGTGCGGGATTGTCGATCGCACCCACAATATCCTCCGGAAATGCATTGGAAATAATTCGCGAGCGCAGCCGTTCGCCGCTCATGCCCATCGTCTTTATTCCTAGCTGATCGGCTAGGGCGACTAGACGGGATTCATTGAGGGCGTTGATTTTTTCGTTCGCCGCCGCCTCTACTTCCGGTTGGCTGCTCGTTTCTTGGCGTGCGACGTTTCCGGCAACTTCTTGAGATTGGGCGTTTCCTTTGCCCACTTCTCGCAATCCCACGTCGAGTTGGGGTTGCGGCGCTTCTCCGCGAAGCACGCTTTCATTTGCGCTTTGTTTTTGAAGGGCATCTTCAGTTCCTCCTATTTGGTTGGCGGTTTCGGCTGCGGTGGCGTTGTTGGCTTGGTCAGGTCCGAGATCGGTATTCCGGTCAGCGGGTCCAGCGGCACGTTCGGTGTTTGCATCGGGTGGTCCTTTTTTAATGAGAGCTTCTATTTCAGCGCGAGTGTATTGGCCAGTCGGCACCCAATCGGGCACCTCCGGCAGTTTTGCGCCAGCCTTATTCAAATCTTTGACGGAAGACGAAACTGTGTTGCGCATCTGCGCTTCCGGCGCGGACGGAAGGATGGCGTCTACCTGCACGTAGCCTGGGTATCCTTCTCCGCCCTGTTGCACGGTGAACTGGTATTGGGTCTTGGGATTATCAACCGCTCTCTTGATGTCGGCGGATTTGATTTCAGCGGCGGTACGGGGTGCTTCAACAGCCGGCAACCCCTCTGGGATCGCGGGACTAGCGGGTGGCGCCACTTCCGGTAGCGCAGGATTCACCGCTGGAGCGGGAGCGTTCGTGATCTTGTTCAGCTCTCCTTGCAGCGCATATGGCGATGTCTGCGTGCCTGCTTCCGTGGCGACATTCGCAATCGATGGTGACTTCTGATTCTCCTGCAAAATCTGCGTGGATTTTGGGGGTTCGGCGGCGACCTGAGCCGCATCGGCTTGTGCTTTCTGAGCATCTGCTGCCGCCTTCTGCTGTTGTTCAATCACGCGCTGCTGTTCCTTTGCCTGCACTTCCGCCGCATCACGTGCGGCAATCTCACGATCAATTTGGTCTGCTGCATCCGTCAGCGCATCAGCCACGCGTTTGTCTTCCGTAACTTTTACTTCCTCTCGAATTGTCCGGGATTGCTGCTCGGGAGTCTTTCCGGCAAGCCGCGCATCAAGTGAATGAACAGCGCCCAAGCCGCTAAGAGCTGCCGTTGTCGCAACGCCAGTTCCTGCTTCCACCTTTTGCTGAAGCGTTTTGTTGGGATCGGTGATTGTCTCGTAAGCTTGCGGTGTATTTTCAATTGTTTGGCGCGCCATGTCGGCGGCGAATAAGCGACCAACGAGCGCGCCCACGGGCCTTACAGCGCTAATCGGACCTGATAAGGGTAGTGTCAGCATGCCGCCTGGGCTGGCAATGGCTGAGTTCACGGCACCGGCTACGGGATTGTAGATACCGGCACCTACTTGAGCCAATGCGCCCTCCTGCTGTCCAATTTGCGGCAATTGGATAGGCTGCGTTTCTGACGGAGTGAAAATACCAGGAAGAGCGCCTTCCGTCGCCATGATGTTTGGGCGGCTGGCGTCAGCTTGCTCCACTATCTGCGGGAGAGCGCCGGCCAACTGCGCTCGCTCTTGAGCCTGTCTAAGCTTCTGATTCTCCGTGTAGCCGATCAGCGGCGAAAGACTTTCTCGTGCAGCGGTGAGTCCGCGTCGAATTATACCCGGTTCTTCGACGGCTCGAAATTGAGGAATTTCATTCGAATGTGTAGCCGCATCCAAAAACGAAGATGCTGAACGCCCTTCATCCAAAAATGATGCCGCACTTGGGCTTTGGGATTCGTCAAGGAAAGATGCGGCACTCGTTGGCACGAGAAAGCATTACTACTTCAATCCGAATTGTTCACGCAAAATCTTCTCGGCTTCTGCGCGCGGAAGGCTTCCAGCTTTGAAGGCAGCGCGCACTTGATCGGCTGATTTGAATGCGGGAGTGGCAGGGGCAGCAGGCACCACAAAACGACCGCTCAGGTCGTCTATGGCCTGCTTGGTTTCAGCGTCCATTGCCGGCGTGTCTTCAGGGGCGACGGCCGCGGCCGCAACAGCAGGGATATTTACCACAGGCGCCGCAATGTTGGAAGGGCCACCACCCGTCAGCTTTTGAAGGCCAGCCAACAGAGCATCTTGGCCGGTCGGCACCGGCACCAAATCCGTGGGCACCGATTGACGCTCACCGGTCGTTTCGTTCACAATCAAATACGCCTGCTTCCCGGTTACGGGATCAACGCCATAGCCAAGGCGTTTCCATTTGGGGCTATTCAGGCGTTCGATTGCCAACTGGCGATTGGCATCACGGTTAGCCGCCAGAGATTCCGCCTGCAAACGCTGAATCTCCAATTTGTCCGCACGATCACCAAGTTGTTCGGCAGTCGCGATTGGCGCGAGCGTACGTTGCTGCACCGTCACCGATCCGGTAATGGGATCGCGCACCTCAATGCGCTGAACTGGAGTGAGATCGTAATTGGTATCGCCTTCCGCAAAAGTTGGATTCCCGTTCTCGTCCATTGCCGGGGTATCTTCAGGAGAATTAATCCTTGGAATGCGCTTTAATTCCGTTCCCAGCACGCGCTCCAAGGGCTGCGTAGCGTGGGCAATCTGTGCCAACTGGAGTTGTCGATTAAGCGGGGCATCCGCCAACCGGTTTTGCGCTTCCTGCAATTGAATCTGTTGAAGCTGGCGCCGCAATGGAGCCAATTGAGCTTCGTCTGAAATCTGAGCAAGCTGTGAAACGAGTCCAGCGCCCTGAGAGATGGCTGGAATAATGCCTCCCGCGTTGCTCACGAACGCGGACGCCGGCAAATAAGACATGCCTGGCTGCGCCTGCACATGAAAGCCCGACGTCGTTATTGGGGATGCCATGTTATGAGAGTCCCCAGCCAGCATACGGAACGCTTGATGCGGCGGGTGCCGTATTCATGCCGTAGCCGTAGTACGGAACGGTGCTGTAGTTCGGGACGGCATTGACCTGTGGCGTGGGCTGTGAGAAAAATTTCGACGCAATTCCAAGTCCCGTGCCAATCAATCCACTGCTAAATGCACTCTTTTGATTCGCCTGTGCAGCTTGCAGCGCAGAAGACTGCTGAAGCCCCTGCGCGCGTGCATTCGCATTTCCCACAGCCAGATTCACGACCGAGCTAGGATCAAGGCCACTGGTGGGCTGCGCAATATTCTGGCCGAACTGCGCCAGTGCGAGTTTACGGGAAAAATCTCCGTTATTAAGAGAGCTTAGAAAATTTGCGGAATTAAACAGGTTATTTTCGCCAGCCAACTGCGCTTGCAACCTCAATGCTGCATTCCCCTGGCCAAGCGCTGCCTCTTGTCCGCCTAGCGCCGCAGCATCCGCGAGGCGTTGACGCTGAAGATCCAAGCTGGTGAGGCCCAAGTCGCGGGCTACAATATCCCGGCCAAGATTCAATCCGCCTCCAACAGTCCCAGCAGTAGCCAGACCTTTGCGCGTGACGGCATTTTGCGTGTCGCGATCGAGCGCGCCCCCAAGCGTGAGATTGGCTTGTGCTTTGGCGATTGCATCGCGAAGAAGAGGGGAATCATAAGAAATTCCCGTGGGCGCCGAACCAGCCTGCCCGGCGATTCGATCAATCAATGATTGAGGAAGATAGTTTGATCCCGTGCCGTTCAGCGCCGCCAGAGAATTTGCCCGTAGGGCTGAAGCACCCGGATTNNTTTTCAAGCGCGGCCGAATCAATTGCGTTTTTCCTCGCAATATCACGCGCCTGTTGGTCCAACGCATTGATGTCCACCGATCCGTTTTTTGTCGGGTCATTTGCTGCGTTCGCCGCGTCCTGCTGTGCATGAAGCGCCTTTCTTTGTGCATCGGCATTTGATATTGCGCCCACCGCTGAAAGACCAAGCCCCGCTCCGGCAATGATTGTTGATGCAGCAGCCATGTTAAAGTTCGGTCAGGTAGAGGTGTTCGATGCAGCGAAATCCTTCGCTTTCGTAAAATCTCTTGAGCTTGTCTGGATGTAAGTCAATAAGATGGACCATTGCCATGCGCTTGCAGCCGGAAGCAATGGCATAGTTTTTGGCGTGGCGGAAGAGTCGCAGCCCAATCCCCCGGTTTTCTTCTCCGACAAACCAGAAAGCCTCACTTGCCACGCGGGCATCGTCGTTGAAATCGTTGCTGATGACGATGCCGATTGCGCCCACGGGAACAGCGCCCGCGAAATATGCGAAAATGCGCCCAGCGCCTGACGCAATGAACACCGACCAACGGCGCTCAAAAACAGCCGGAATAAACTCCCCCGGAAGATTCCCTTCCTTCCAGAATTTCGGGCCGAGATAGAGGAGCGATTTGATTTCATTTACTGTGACGGCTCGAATCACGAGTAGAATCCAGTCCAAGTTATCCGCCCATCTTCAGCGGTCGATCCCCAAGCGTCTTTTGGGTAGCGAGAGTGAAAATATTTTGAAGGATACAGCGATATGCGATTAAACCTCTGGCCAGCCAAATCGGTCATTTGCCATTTAGATTCGTCTGCTCCTTCGTCATCGAGCTTCTTCCAAAAATCCTGAACGGCTTTCACGGAATCGCCAATGTTTTCCCGGCACCATTGTTCGCTCGGCCATTCGGTGAGACCAGTTTCTTTGTGCCTCCAGAATGCAGTTCCCGCCATCGCAATCTCGGGGGGAGCTTCGCTCAAATACAGCACTGCGGCTCCCGTCGCAATCCCCCCATCGGCGTGAATATAGGTTGTGGGCGCTTCAGTCGCCGTGCCTAAACGGAACAGAGACACACCAGATGGCGTAACTTTTCTGTTTAGAGCGAGCGAAATATAATCCCAAATATTCTCTGGCTCAAATCCTAGCCCCACTCCCTTGTATGTGTGCCCTTCGTATTCCTTATCGCCATACGTGAGCGATTTCGCGACACGCTGGAGGGCCAGAGGACAGGAGTAGAAATTATCTACCAATAGCGTCGTTTGAATCTGCTTCATCAGCTTACCCTGACAACGTTGAAGTACGTCTGCTCAAGATTACAATTACCGGTGTTAACGCCGTCGTCTAGCATGACCCATAGTTCCAAGTAATCATTCACAGACATTTCAATCATCATGCTGGGAAGCTTGGGAAACCACCTGCTTCCTGATGGGGTTGGGGTTTCATCAACAGCGCCAAAATTTGTAACCATTCCGTTTTTGAAAAGCTGAATTTCAGCCTGCATGGAAGCGGGTGTCCCGGTGTTATTCGTGATTTGAGAAGTGAAACTGACCGAGTAGATTCCCGAAACGGGAGCGACATATCTCTTTGTCGTAAGATTAAACGGAGACGGGGATGGATTGATAATCGCAGTATCAAAAGCCACCAAATGAGCGGCAGCATCCACAGGAACAACTTGAGGAGTGAATACACCCGCTTGGGCAGGATACGGCTGGAACGGCTGAATTCCCGAAACGGCCGCCGCGATAGCCGCATTCATTTCTGCTGTCGTGGAATAGTTCGCGAACTTTGCCGCGTAGACGTCCACCCATGAGCCAGAGAAATAAGTCTTGATTGCAATGGGCGATCCGCTCACTTCCGTCTGAATCCACACTTGATACAAATTGTGATCTGGCTGTGTGCTACTGATTATGTAGCCAAGGGAAGAAGAGTTGATAGTCTGGGGGACATAGCCGCCATCGACGTCACTCCATACCCACCATGAATTTCCGTCTTTAAGCCACGGGCCTACATTTGAAGACGGCTCTGTTGAGCCGGTAACAAAAAGAGCAAATGACTGCGAGGTGACAAGCGATAGGCGCTCGGCGATCGCATCGGCAAGCTGTTGAGGTGTCCACGCTATTACAGGTGGGAGCGATCCCATCTGGATCGTAATTGGTAAAGTATTTGAGGACATATTAAATCATTACATCCTCACCCGAATCGGTTGAATCCGTGGCGTCGGTTGAATCGCTTACGTCGGAACAATCCGTGCAATCCACGCATATCGGAGCGAATGCCGCATAAGGAATATCGACAACCCTTGGAATTTGTGGGGCTAGAGCCAAAAAGGGCGTCGTCATTGCTCATTTCCCCAATACGTATTTTTCAGAAAGAGAGTCAATAAAATGGCGTTCATGATGGCAGTGGAACGTCTCCTTCAGTTGCGAACACTTGACGGATCGTGCCTGCGAATTGCTGACTAGCGCTGGCCGTCTTGCCTTTCTTATTCGCGACCGACCATTCTCCCAGTCCAATCACGGGAACCGAATATGCGCCGGAAGCTTCGATCGATCCATTAACATACAATCGCGCCGTTCCGCCCACAAGTTTGAGGCCGATTTTATAGCGCGATCCATTGACCATAACGGTGGTTCCGGTGAGGGATAAATTGTGCGTTCCGGCCGTGTCGTGAATCTCGCAATAGGCATGTCCGGTGGGATCAATCCATATGGCCACGATGGGATTAACCACGGGATTGAGCGTGGAAAGCCGAATCAAAAGCTGGTAATCGGCGATCAACGTTGATGGCTGAGCATCAACAAAAATCGTGAATTCAGATACATCTAAAAGGTTAGTAAACCCATAGAGTCCCCCTGGCATGGTAGTGGTAACAAGGGCCTGACCAACAATGGACGCGGTTCCATAAAAGTTATATGATATACCAGTCGCCACATCATACCCCGTGACAAAATCAAGACGGGTTAAATCCAAGAATTCTCGACCGTCCTGCGGCGCCGGTCCTTTGGCAAGATAGCCCCATCCGGCAGGAACCGCCGCATTGGGATTTTGGGCGTAGAAAATTTTGTCCTGATTGGGAAGTTCTGGGCTGTTCAGCCAAACCGGATTGAAAACCTTCGGACTGCCATTGTTCTGTTCCCACGACGCGATGGGATCACGAATGACAACAGGAGGGTGTTTTACCGTCATATCTTCATTCAGAATACAAAGCGCGCATCGTTGAAAAATCCCATCGAAGGCGGCGAACAATATATACCGGACTCCGAAAATCTGAAACACCGAGGGATCGGCTTGCTCTTCTGCATACCACAATGGAACAGTAGGAGGGAAAGTCTTTCCTAAGTCTGTCCAAGGCCCCGAGGGGTCGTTTGCCATCATGATTCCGACGCGATAAGGCGCCGATGTTAAATCTTTGTAGCAACCGTAGTAAATCCCGTCATTGAAAAGCGTGACCGCGAAATCGGCATAATTCAAGGGAAGTGAATCACTGAAAGTATAGGGGCCTTGAGGGAAACTGCCCGTGTAATGCTTACTAATGTTATTGGGTTGATCCCACGTCCAGAGATGCCATACCGAGCCAACTTTTATAGCCGCCGGGTATCGGCCTGAAGCAGTTCCAATAATTGCGCCCGCACTTTGCAGCCCCAATATCGTGGATGCCTTACGGATGACCGTTTGTGTTTTGTCATCGTGGAAAAGATAATAAAATCCGTCCTGAAACAGAATGTCGAACTCGTTTATTCCGGTGGCCAATTCGAACAGCTCACCACTCGGAATGTTGTTTCGGAAGCGTGCAAAAACGTCATAAGGAACAACGACAACAGGTTCCTCTTCGAAGGGGGCCTCCACCACGAGATAGGTGCCCGAACCGATCTCCGCTTCCCCTGACCCATAAACGCCCGTCAAAACATCCTTGTCCTGTAAGTACGCGATGGTTTTCTGTACCGCGCACTTAGCCAGTTCATCAGCGTTTTCTTGGGAAATTACGGATCGAGATTCCCGTCGAACAAAGGCAGTTCCCCCATTGCGCGTTGCGCCAACGCCATCAGCCGATCCAGTGAAACTTTGAAATGGTCCGCTATCAACAAAGAGACCCCGTACGGAGCAACCTGCCGCATTAAGAGCGAGAGGCCCCACTTCCGGCTCTTCACAATCACCATCAAACCGCTCCGGTGATTCGCGCATATGCATCTGATATGCTTTTATCCCCATCTGTCCGGACCACGCGAGCAAGTGCGTGAAAGCGTAATCTATCATATTACCTTCCTTGCTCTCGACGCCACAGGCATTGCAGTCACTGGCATCGGGATCAGAGGGCGTTCTAATCGTGCGAGACTGCACACGGTTCCCCATCATCAAAGGTCCGCTTTCAGAGTATTCAGTATCCGCGAAAATCTGTCCCTCGGTGGCGACGATGTGGTAATTTTTGAGCAACTGATACGCACCCTTCGTGGATGCGACGTACACATTCAAATCCACTTCCCCATAAATCTGGGAAAGGAAGAACTTACTCCAATCGTATTTCTTTTGTCCGAGATTCCCCGCGGCGTGATCACGCAATTGAGCATAGCAGGTGATTCGGCATCCATTGTCAGTTTTTTCAGACAGCATCGCTTCCCACACCCGATTTTTACCGTCGTAATCCACGGACGCAAGAAATATCCTTTCAGATCCATTAATGATTCCCCGGCTCCATTCCACCGGGCGCCATCCCGTCCAAAATCCGGGCCATGCCGGGGCATTGTTTTCAAACGGCGCTTGATCCAAAACCCACGTATGGCGATTTCTCACATCGCAACTTGGAACTGAGACGAGAAGATAGTTCTCGTAGAAGCTCGCACAGATTCCAGAAAGATCGGGACCGAGATATGCTTTCGAGGAAAACATTTCGTTGTCCTGGTAATCGATCCTACTCGTGATGTTCTGGCGAAGCGCAGAATTGATATTCGTGAATCCACGAGGACCAAACCACCAGTTCAGCCCATATTGCGTTACAAGCGAGCGCGGTGCCACGCATCCAATCTGGGGCAAAATCGTATTTTGGAAAAGCGGAGTGGCCAGCCAAGTTGTCCGATCCTGAATATAAGAGGCGAACAGCGTACCATCGGTTTCGGTGAAAGCGATGAACCCTTTTGCTCCTGCTGCATCGGCCGGGACTTCGATCATTCCGTTGCATGGCCCGCTCAGATTAAATGCTCGGCCCTCGTTCAGATAAAGGGTTTCCGTAAACTTCAGCGGATTGCCTATGTCACCCGCGAAAATTTGATTGCCGCGACTCACCCAAAGGCGGTTGCCACTCCAGATCATCCACAGCCCTATCGGGGTTTCTTGATACCCAGGAACAATGTCAGTGTTGTCGGGAAATGGCGCCGAGGCAGGATTGAGGTGCCCTGAATTTCCTCCATCCCAATAGCCCGCGCGCGTGAGTCCATCTTGGATTATAAGCACCGAATAAGGCTTATCCAGAACGATCAAATTTCCAGAATTGTCGTAATCGGTGCTTTTGAGACACACCGCCCAAGCCACATATTTTGCCGTCTTTGAAAACTTTAAATTCCAGAGCCGTCGGTAACTTGTGAATGGAGCTGCCGAAACATAGATATTTCCATCCACCGCGAAAACATGATGGGCAACTCCATTGTCAGGAATGAAAACTTTAAATCCCTGAAGATTCCCATCGGGCATGCAATAGTGAGACTTCGATCCTGGGCGAGTTTGAACGATTCCGCCGCGGCATGTCACATTCTGCCCCATCACATATTCCATATCCCCCAACTCTGTGGGCGATGAGTAGCTATCACTCCCCATCACAAGGCTGGAGCTTCCAGCAACGTAATCTTTAGGTTCTGAAGGATCGGCGACCATTAATTCCAGCCTCCCCAGCCGTTGGTGTACCCGTTGCCCAGAAGAGTGTCGTCATCGCGATACACATTATTAATTATCTGCGGCACACGCGGTCCGGCCGGGAGTTTGGATTCGGCTTCCTGATTCAAAATCCGAATGGCCTGCGCCTCAGCGGCGATCGCCTGAGAAAACTTGTCGTCGTTTTGAAACTTGATCGCACGGCACGCCAGATAAAGCGCCTGCCTATTATCCAGATTGATCCAATCCCGCTGCGAGCGAAGCTCCAGATTAGCCTTCTTGTACTTCACGAGAATTGAAGACTTATGGGGCACCTTGATGCGGCGATACGTTGGCAGCGTTTCCGATGGTTCGTAGTGCCCTATCTGCGTCTGACTCACGCCGTCGGAGGCGCGCACCGCGATGAGCTTCACGAAGTCTTTCGTTTCATCGCGGCTGATGCGATAGATTTTACCCAACGGAGGAACACCGGGAGCCGGCTTAGGAAAACCGAAAATCATCGGCACCAGAAAACCTTCCTGTAGGGTGCCTCCGGGACCGGGCGTGAAAATCTTTTTGCCGCTCACGTCCGTCGCAAACACGCGCAGCTTTTTATTGTTGTCCGCAGCGCTCGTAACTTCCGCAATCAGATATGCCGGCTCTGCCGGGTCTTTGTACGTGCAGACTTGGCCCATCTCGGTAATCACGCCACATCCACCGCAAGTGCCAGGGCCGTTGATGTGGTATTTGAACCACTGGTCTTGGAGCAGCGTCGGTTGGCCGCACACGTCAATGCCGAGCACCGTCCCGACATCGCGCGGAAGGGTTACGCAGCCGTCGCACACGCAAAGTTCCATCTCGCCTAAGTTCACATCCAAAATTCCGGAATTCGCGAGCAAGCTTACGGCGTCCGTCAACCGGCGAAGAATTTCGGGTTCTTCGCAGCCAGCAAATGCCCTCTTGGCTTCGGGGTAGATGTCCGAAACGAACACTTTATTTCTTCTCCTTGTTGAGCGCCTTGCGCAGACCCATCTTCAATTTTTCCTCAGCCTTTTCTTCATCGGGAGCGTCTTTGAGTTCAATGCCGTGGATTTCGATCTCATGGCTGAAGCGTGGGTCTTCCGGGTCGGAGTCATCGGAGCCCGTGCGCACGCGCCGAAATTTGATGACCGCATGGCCTTCCTTCGGCAGTTTGATTTCTTCCGAATGGTTGAAGTGCAGCGTCGGATGGATAATCCGATCTTTCATGGGTTCGGCCGCCGTAAGTCCGCCGCCCATCTTCCTTCCCAGCATAATCATTTTCATGGGAATATTAAGAATCGAAAGTTGACCACATGCCAAGCCCGTCCGAATAGAGCGTGACAGATTCATACTGAGCCAATACCAATGAAGCATCTCCGGCGATCGTATCGGAGCCGTTGGGGAGTATGGTCATAGCTCCCGCGCCCTTGTTGAAGAATCTAAATCCTCGGCCCGTGTTGGTGGAATTCACCGGCAATGTGGCATTGATCGCGCCGCCTGAATTACCGATCACAAGCTGCTGCGTGGTCAGCACGGTATTCACCGCGATGACCGAGACGTTGAGATTGAGGGAGGCGAGAGATTGGAATAGAGTCGCCAGTTGCTGCATGGTGGCCGTCCACGCACTGTCATCCGAGTTTTGAATCCACGGAATATAATCCGCTGCCACCGGGATCTTGTTTGGGAAATTGTCGTCGTTTACTTGGGGCATGGGATCAAATGATTATCGCTTTCCACGGATCGCCGGAGCCGGTTGTCCAAGGGGAGCATTGGTTTGTATACATGGTGCTGAGCGCGGAAAATTCTTCAGTCTCGGGATCGTAAGCAATCTCCGGGTCTTCCTCGTCGCACGGAAACGCCGGCACAACCGGCGCCAAGCAGTCGATCTTGACGGGAATTGGCGTGCAGCAGCCTTTGTCCTTGAGCGGACTGTCGTTTGATGGATCGTCGCCATCGGTAAAGTCACAAGAATGATGGCATGGCTTGTGGCTCATTACGCAGGAAGGTTGGACGTGTCATAAATCCACGCCGTACCGTTGAAGGTGAATTCCCAGTGCGCTGACAAAACGTTGCCGTCGGTAGTGAAGGTCTGCGGAGCCCCGAAGGATTCGGCGGGAAGGAGCAGCGTGCCGCCTGACGTCGCATTGCGCACCGAAATAACCAAGCCCGACGTGGCTGGGAATACGAGGTCCAAGAAAATCTTGTCGCCCGAAGTTCGACCCGCGACGTCGAGGATGATAATGCGATTGCCGGCGGCACCGGTGAAGGTAAGCGCGTAAGTCTGGTTGGGCTTCGTCGGCGTGATCGTCGTATTGCCGGTGTTGTTGGTGGAGGAGGAGAAGGCGTTGCCGTTCGTGCCTGTGGCGCTGATCGTGACATTCCCAACGCCGGTACCAGGGCTGACGCCGATGCCTGTACCTGCGATGATCTTCGTCACCGCTCCACCGCCGCCTCCCCCGCCATTGTCCACGATCTGCGCGGTGTTATTGCAAATCTTTCGGAGCAAGACGGTTTGGCTGTCTGCCACATAGCCCATTGATGGATATTGTCCGGCCATAAATTTTAAGCGTTATCCACGACCCAAGCCGTGTAGTAGCAAACCTTGCGCATTGCGCTGATTTCGTTGTCGAGCGAGTTCGGCTCCAGTGTGCCATTGTAACCATTGGCCACGGCGATTTCATACCAGTTGCGGGAAATCATTCGCCACAACTCGGCCCACCCTAAAGAGGGATACCCCGCACTCGCATATTGTCCGGCCATAGTTTTGATTTGTTTCGTTCCCCGGTCTCTCCGGAGTCTGTTAAACCGGCGTGGCCGGCAAAGAAGAATTCAAAGGCGGTTCGTGAGGTGATCCGCGGGACCGTGCAGAAAAGGTTTGATTCGGTCAGGTCATCAGTTTGAAGTGATGGCACTGGCTAGGGGTAGCTCCCCGAAAAATGCGCCCTGACGTTGTGGCGCAATCGCCAGTATTTTTCTCACAACGTCGTTAGGAAAATCAACGTCATGAAACTTCAGGATTTGTCTGGTCAAAAATTCGGACGGCTTACCGTCCTGCGTAGAGATGGAGAAATCAAACCCACGAGATGGGTGTGCCTCTGCGAGTGCGGCAAAGAATACAGCAGCACTGCGGGCCACCTCAAGTCGGGCAACATTAAATCGTGCGGCTGCTTGCGCCACGAGTCCCAATACGAGGGACTTCAGCGAGACCCGAACATTGTCACCAAGGACAGGCCGATCGGATACGATACGTGGGTCGGCCTGAAGCAAAGGTGTCACAATCCCAAAAATCCTCGGTACGTCGATTACGGCGCTCGCGGAATTACCGTATGCGATCGCTGGCGAGGGGACGATGGATTTAAAAACTTTCTTGAGGATATGGGTCCGCGCCCATCGCCCAAGCACTCGCTCGATCGAATCAAAAATGAGCTCGGCTACTCCAAGGAAAATTGCCGCTGGGCCGACGACAACACGCAAGGCGGAAACAAAAGAAACTCCGTCCTTCTCACTTACAACGGAAAAACCCAATGCGTTGGAGCATGGGAAAGAGAACTTGGACTGGGAGTGGGCGTAATTCACGGAAGACTGAAAATGGGCTGGAGTGCTGAAGATTGCATCAACACCCCAGTTGAGAGAAAACGTCAGCCCCAGATAGAAAACTGGGACTGACTGATAAAAACATAAGTAACTTATATTACGTTACTTATGACTAGACTGAAACATCGACGTCGGTTATGTCCACGCAAATATCTGTGGCGTCCGTAAACGCCCCCCGGCAACGCTTCGACAGAATGGCCGCCACGAAATGCGGAGCCATCGGCTGAATCGCGCGAACGATGCGGAACTGGAACCAGCCGAAGTCCTGCCAGCGATTGCAGCTTTCCTTCGGATTGAACCATTCGAGTTCGCCACCGAACATGCCGGTTGGCCACTTTGCGCCATCTTCACCGGTGAAGCCTTCGGGCGTCAGGCGGGCAAACGCGGACTTGCTGAAGATCATGAAAGCGACTTCATAATTCGCGTTTTCCCACTGAGGCCGGGTACGCCAAGTTTGGCCAGTGTCGTTGGTGTTAACCTGCTCATACACTTCGATCAGGTCCGGATTTCCGTCGGCATCCAGTACGTCGAAGCGCAGCGGGGTTGGGTCGATCGCAAACTTGATCCCGCGGAAGTTGGAATCAATGAAGGCGTAATTCCACAAGCCGTCATGGCCGTCGGAATAGCCACCGGTCGTGGACGCAATGAGCGTGTTGTTCACTGGAGCGTCCGTGCGGAGTTCGTCGTTCAGCTCATAGCTGGTGATGAGAACCGCATAGGTATCAGCGCCTCGGCCGAAACCGGGTGGGCGGAATTGATAGAAAATCTTGTCGCGAAGCCATTTCGCATACTGGAACGTCAGACGGCCGCCAGGGAGCTGGCCGTTGAAGTCGGTCGAAACCGCCCACTCGTAACCGGTGAAGCCAGCCTCGGGTGGCGTGCCAGGAGCGGGGACGACGAACTTGATGCCGGAAAGATCGAGCAACTGTGCACGAATGTCCCAGGAGACGACGTCAGTGATGCCTTGCTTGAGAGATTCGACGGACTGCGTGAGGAGCTTTTCAACCACGAAGTATTGCTGACGAACGCAGATTGGCTGGCTCTGGCCTTCCAGAACTCCGGGAGTCGAAACGTACTTTTCGTTACCCCAGTTGGCCTGCGTGGGCGTGAGTTGGCAAGAGGCGGCGAAGTTCGTGAACTGCGGACGAACCGAAGACTGGTTCATCGCGACGCGCGGGGAGGCGGCGTAGATTTGCTGTTCACCGTAGCCGGATTCGAACGTGTCCTGCATAACGACGTTGGAATACGGGTCCATGAAGGCAATGTTCTGAGTAATCGCCACTTTGATGATCGAATTCTGTTCTGCGAGAGCACTTGCGAAGTCTGACGGATCGAAATCGCAAATCGACTGATTGGTTGCCATGAGAGGATTGAGGTTGTTCCTCGGTACGCTAAAGAGGGCAATACACGCACGGGCCAGCGCACCGAGAAGTCGGCGCCGCTTGTGTTCCCGTGGCCGTTAGGTTTTATCCAAGCCAAGCCCCGTTTGCGAACGTAGGAAAACGGCCTCGCCGTTCTTACGGACTTTTCGACTTCAGGATTACTCCTGTTCCGTGCTGGAAATCACGGACGGATTTTTAGGTCCGTCAATAAATTATTTTACGCTCCCGAATGTCGAGGCCGAGAGAGGTTTCGCGTAAGGATTTTCTTCTCTCATTATTCTGGCCGCGATCTGGCGCGCGGGAAGATCGCGCCGATCTCCTGACAATCAGAGCAACTTTACCAAATCGTTTTTCAAACTCCTTGTCAGTCTCGCTCCGGAAACGACCATTGGAATCCTGCAGGTTTTCATGACACTGATTATTTTACTCCCCTGTATCCACGCCATGCGCCTTTAATAGCGCGCTCACAATTATCAGAGGAAGATTTCCTCCAATAAGTCCGTTTCCAATATTAAGCTCGTTATCAACTATATCAACGCACCACGCCTTTGATTTTGCGGCTTCCGAATTAATGGGTGAAATAGAAAATGTGCCTCGCCCGCTATTAAACCATTCAAAAAGAATAGGAAGACAAGCGTCTGCCGATTCCACGTAATTCGGAATTGGGGCTTTATGGCCATGGATTGTGCCGAATAATTGTCCCGCTCCGAACACGCATTTTTCCCACGGGCATTGATATGTGATATCGGACCATCCGACAATTTTTTCAGCGAAGATGTGATTGATTTCAGTAGAAGTTTTCATCGGCAAAAAAGTAAATTTTCGTAGTTGCGATGCAGCAGCCCCATCCCCGCCTCTCGCGCATAAGCGATGAACTTCGCCGCGTCCTTCGCGTTGTACTCCACGCAGAGGAGCTGGCAGCCGACGGATTTTAGGTCGATCTGTTTCAGGATTTCATAATCCATCCCTTCCGCATCGATCGAAATAAAATCAAACTGCCGCTCCCCCGTCTCCTTCATCAGCGTTTCGAACGTAATGCCACGCACTGTCGTCTTAGTGAACTGCTCGCCCGATTTCTTCCAGCGGCCCATTTCCTCCGGCCGAGTTGTGGACAACAAAGCTACATCACCTTTTTTTAGGTGGGTGCCACTGTCGTAGAAATCAACTGGGCCGTTTTTGTCGGTGATCGCTGCGCGCACCAGAGTCGCGAAACCAGTTTTTAGCTGAGATAGATTTTGCGTCTGACCATAGACACTGGGCGCGTAGAGATCGAGCAGCTTCGCGAAGGCGGCGGGGCTGGGTTCCACGAGTACGCCGCGCCAGCCGTTCTGCGCGAGAGCGTAGGTGTTAGAGAGCGTGCATCCATCGTTCGCGCCAATATCTAAGAACGTACCCGTGAGTTTGGTCCAACGTGGCGCCTTGAAGTAATCGAGGATAATTTTTTGCTCACCCGATTGTGAATAGTCTTTCATGCTACAATTTTGGTAGTATCTACATCCCTTGGCATTTAAATGTCGAGGGATATTTGTCCCATGCGTAGCCCACATACTCGCTGAACGCATTCAGTTTAATCCCCATCTTCCCGCAAATCATCGTGGCCGCACTCTGATCCTGGCGTCCGAACTTAAAGCGCCGGTCCGCCGACTGTCCTGAGTGATGCCGTGAGCCGTTGAACGCGCCCTCTCTGGCGGCTTTGATCCACGTCTCGATGAACTCCCTCGCAAATGGCGCATCCATGTTCACGCCAAACAACCCTGTGGCCGTGTCGGGCATTTTCTCGGCTTGGTCCCGCGTCACTCCGAAATACCGTAGGCACGCATCCGTACACGTCTGCGCCCCATTATAGCCACTCTGACCAATCCACATGCCTTTATCGACGACGGTTGCCACGAAAGGCGTGACGTCAGCCCGCGCGTAAATCGACGAGTCGCCCCAGATGATCGTCGAATACCCAGCGTCGATCGCCATCTGAAACGCTGCGGCTTTACAGGTATAGATGACGTCGCGCGGGAAAGGAATCTCCGGCCAGTCTTTCCAGATCAGAATGTCGCCGGAGAAATTGTTGGCTTCCAGCGAAGCTTTCAGCCGATCGCTTCCGTGACAGTACCATTCGCCGATACCAACATTGATGAAGGCGACGCCCCTCAAATCGGCCTCCCGTTCTTATCCCGACGGATTTTCCCTCCATGCTTTGGGGTTGGTCGAGAAGAAGCAGCGGGACGAGCCGGGGGAAGTATCCCGTATTTCTGCATGAAGGGCTCGTTCGTCCGGTAGCGGTAGAAATACAGCACCTTGTCGATAAAATATTCTGTCGCGACGTGATTCATCAGGCCCATGCTGTACGGCCGGTCTTCGCCGTAGCGGACATCGTGGAAACCTACTTTGAGGGCGATTTCGCGTTTGTGTGGAGTTTTGTGGTAAGTAGAGCGTGCGTGTGCGTAGCCATCCACGTTCTCCTGCCATTTTTTATACCGCATGCTTGCGATGGCAGATTGCTCATTTTGGCCGTTCGTGGTGCAAGTGATTTTGAAGCCGACGCAATCAAATGGTTGCTCCAATGCCTTCAGGATGTCGTCCACGTAGGTTTCGGAAATCCAGTCGTCATCGTCAATGAATGCAACGTAATCGCCCCTCGCTTGCTCAAGAAGTTTTTGGCGCTTCTTGCCAATCGAAATTTCCTTCGCGTCACAGATCACACAAATCTCAATTTCCTTGCCTTCGCCTTGGCGCACCAGTTCCTCGAATAATTTTTGATACTCCTTTTGGCGATTATGAACCGTGGCGATGAGAATTGAAAGTTTTGGGGGAGTGCCACCTACATTTAGAGTGGACGCCGCAAAGTGCGATTCGTCTTGGCTGCTGAGCAGAAATAAGGGGAGCGTCATCATGTGGGGAATCCTGCGGCCTTCCTGCGATTAAAAGTTCGCTGATCTTCCGGCCAGTACACATTGTTGCGTCGGTAAAGATCGTCCTGCTTCATTCCGCCACCCCAGCAGGGATGCTCGTGCGATGCGATTGATTCGTCAATGAACGCGAGTTTTCCGAGAGCCATGCCCACTTCAGTCTGCTCATTATCGCAGTAAAAACTTTTGTAATCGGGGTGATAAATAAAATCCGTGCGTCGATAGTATTTGTGGCCGAGACAGGGGAGCGTGTTTATCTTACGCTGCGATCCATCGTAAATCCACAACGATCCATCCGTATCCGGAAAATGCTGCTCCATTTTCTCCGAAATAAACGTGTCCCATCCCTTTCGCCTGCAAAAGAAATCATCGCTTACAACCAGCACCACATCCCACCCCATCATTTCGCTGACGTTTGCATTGATTGCCTGAATCTTCGTCTTGCTCGCCCCACGAAACAACCGCACCTTGCACGCCAGCCCTTGCGTGGCCGCGAGAATCGGAGGGGTCATCGTCTCATCGTCGTGATCGTAGGAGACCAGAAACGTGACGTCACCTGGCTTCTTCGCGTTCTCAATCCAGCCCTTCAGCGTGGAAAGGAAACGCTGGGGGCGGGATCGGGTGGGGAATTTAGCTAAAATCTTCACGCTAGTAGATCCGGGCGCCAAAGTGGCCCAAAAGACATCCCACATCCACCCACGTCTTAATCCCGATCTGTCCCGCACGCCGGCAGAATTTCACGTCTTCGCCGCGAGCAACGCGGGTCGTGTCGAAGAAACCATATGGCTCAGCTTCGCGTCCTGGCGGCGGCGCAATCTCTGCTAGTACACCACCGGGCTTCGCGGCCTCGATCATCTTTTCGAAAACTGATCGGTGAATACGCACCGCGGCGAATCCAACCCATCCATTTTCCTCAAGCACATCAGTTCCTTTCGACGCAGGATCGAACAGCGCGAGCAGGCGCGAGTTCTCTTGATCCGAACGAAATCCGCGCTCGCATTGTGCCCGTGTGCCACCGCGGCGATCCTTATAGAGCGCCCCGACAATAAGCTTGTCCGAAGGATGCGACATCAGCCGTTCGATAAAATTCCGGCTCGCTTTCGGCTCTGGTAGGTTGAGACCGATTTTCTTCAGTAGAGCGCCTGAGCCACAGGGGAACACGCCGTCGGCGTCGATGAAGATAAACCATTCGGAATTGGTCTTGAGCCCCATCTGAGCCAGATCATTGCGGGCTTCTACAATCAGCGTGCGCCACTTCGGAATGATGCTGATTTTCTCCATGCCGTAGAGTTTGCAAGCGCGAACCAACGTCGTGAATGTCTCGGCGGCGAGACCATCCATCATCGGCATGAGCAGCGTTACAGCGCCGTTCTGGGCGACGGGAGTAACGGCCGGTGCGTCATCCCAGTTCTCTGCGGGCGCAGGCACGGGATCACCCGGAAGCTGAACTGGCTGCTTAGGCTTTGCTTCTTCCTCCTTGCGAATTTCCTCGACCATCGCCATCCAGTTTTTGGCCGGCATGATCTTCTTCAGCTCCTGCCACTCCGGATCGGGCTCAGGCACGTAGTCAGGCAGCTCGTCAACGACACGCTGAATCTGCTTCAGCTTGGGCTCAGTTTTGCCGATATTCCAAGAGTTGATCGTGAGTGGTGAAACATCAAAGAATTCTGCGGCACCTTCGATCCCCAGGTCTTTAATCTTTGAGGATACGAGTTTGTAGAGATCAAGTTTCATTTAACAGCAGTTCCCTTCGCGAATTTCGTTTACGATAATCTTAGCGCCCACCACGCGACCCAAACACGGATCGTTCCATGAAATATGGATGTACGGAAGCTGCTTCCTTAGTGCCTCGGAAACATCTTCAAAAATAGGCGCGGAAAAATCGTCCACCTGCACTTCGATTTCTATATTTATTTTCATCCTTCGTCCTCAATGCTCCCCTTGCTGGATTGCATGCGCTCGCGCATACGATCTTTCAGTGACTTCATTGGGTTGGACAAATCCGGCTTCTTCTCCTCCGGCTCCGCCTTGCCCTGATTCGTGAGCAGCGAGCCCGCTTTGGACGTCGTGCGTGTTCCGGCTTTCACGCGGGCCAGTTCAGCCTCCAAAGCCTTTATTCGCTCGTCGCGCGATCCGAGTTCGCGGCGCAAATGATGGCTCTCGGCCGACTCCAGCTTCAACTTCTGGTAATCTTCCTGTGTCTTAGGATGCGCAGCCAACCCGTCGCGAAGCTGTTTATTGAATTCGTTGCGTTCCTCAATTTGCTTACGCTTTGCTTCAGGCGTTCCTTCAGGAATAGGTTCATCCTTCAGCCAGTCGGTTGTTTCGGTCGTGGATTTGAGCCAGATTTGGTAGGCTTGGGACATCTCCGCGTCCTTCTTTTTTTGCGCTTCGCCCGCCTCTGCCATCTGCTTCTGGCGCGTCTCAAAAAATTGCTTCGCTTCATCCATGGCGCGCGTTGTGGCTGATTTCTTTTCTTCCGTCAGCAACGCCTGCTTACCTACCGCGGACTTGATGAACTCGGCGTCGGCGACTGCGAGACCATTGTTTAGCCAGCTACGCGCCAGCTCTTGGGCGGTGATATGGATCGTCTTTTTTTCGCCCGTGTCCGGATCGGTCTGCACAATCGGGAACGTCTTCATCGAACGGCTGAAGGCTCCAAACCCGCCTTCGTCTTTAATCGCCTTCAGCGTGGCGTCACCGAGATTGTATTTTTTAAGCGTGTTCTCGATCGCGCTTTCTGCGGCCGAAAGCGGTTCGTCATACGTTTTCTTAAACGTCTCGTCATTGTCGATTTCGTATCGGCGACGGAATTTTATCAGTTCGTCACTCGCCTTGGCGTGCTCTTCTTTGAGTTTTGTGAACTCGTCCAGATTCGCATCGCTGGGCTTCGCGACAGCAGCTTTGCGTGCTTCCTCCAGCTCTTTCGTGAGCGTGGCCATCGCTTCATCTTTCTTCCGGGATTCTGCGAGAATTGCTTTGATGCGCCGCGCCGTGTCCGGCTTGTCATGCGGCATCACTTGGCGCTGTTCCTCTGGAACTTCCTCATCGTGCTTTGGCTTCTCGGGCGGGGCCGCATCGTCGGCAGAAACTGCGGGTTTTTTAACCTCCAGCTTTTTTTCGGCCTCGGCCTTTGGCTCTGGCTTCGATGGCTCCTCTTTTTTCAGCACCTTATCGCGCAACCCGGAAGTGAAATCGGTAGGTGCATTTTTCGAAAGATCCTGCGGACTTTTCGGAACGTATTCCTTGGGCTTATCTGGAACGGTTTCGCGCGCGGGCTCTTGTCGCGGAACTGGACGATCACCGGCGGGTTTCAGACTCTTGCCCAGCTCCGCAGCCATCTGCTCACGGCTGATCGGCGCAGCGGCTGGCCTCGTACTGGAGGTTGGCGTGGTATTCGGGGCGATTTCGGGAAGTGTGGGTTCGGCCATAAATTAGATTTTTTCCAGTCCTGGGTCTTCGGCGCTTTCTTCCGCCTTGGGGATGTCGCAGAGAATTTCAGTGAGATCATTCAGGGCTTCGAAGTACGCGCCCCATTTTAACCCGGCCTCCATCAGTTCAAGGGCCGTTCCGCCCCTCACTTTTGGCGCCTGAACCTCTTTCAGATAATCCACGCCAGATCGAAATTCTGCTGTCGCCGTGAACGCACGCCAAGCCATGATCGTTTTTTTGGAAAGCTCAGCAGCCATTTCAAACGATAGAGATTATTCCGCGCCCTGAATGCAACAAAAATTGTAGCTTCTTAGATGGCCTGCGGAGGAGCGGCCTGCGGGGGTGGCTGGGGCGGCATGGGGACAACGTTGCCGCCGCCGGCCTGCTGCCTCAAAGCTGCGATCTGTGCGGCCTTCTGTTGCTGCGCAGCGAGATTCTGCTGTGCCTGCTGTAGTTCTTGCTGCTCCTGCGTCTTCGCCTCCAGTGCGCGCTGGAGCTGGCCAAGACGGGCCTTGGCGGCGTTGATTTGATCGGGGGGCCACGACTTGTTGGCCTGACCGGCCGCAAAATGCGCTGCTGCGTGACTCAAGGCGGCTGTCGCCTGGGGTATCGCGCCCATCTTGATGCCCTGCTCAATCTGTGGCTCGATAACGCTCCAGTGAATAAAGTGGTCGTCTGTCGGAATTACTGGAAGCGCCTTCGCGATCACGGTCATCGTCGCCGATTCCATTTCCTGCTGACGTTGCTGTGCAGCTTGCGTGGATGTATCGCCCTCCGGTGCCACAATCTCATCCACGAACGATTGTCCCGCGCTCGGCACGCCCGCCGCCATGAAGCGCGCTACGGCGTTCTGTCGGAATAGGGGATTATTTTGCACCGATGCCGCGAACGCTCCGCGCTGTTGCGCTGCATACGGCGTGAAATCCGATACGCTCTGAATCACTGGCTGATTGATCAAGATGTCCAGTTCTTCCTCGGACAAAGCGATCGGGGGAGGCGGCGTGATCTTCTGCAAAAACTTGATCGAGCGTCGCGCCTTATTCCAAATCGACTTTATCCAACCCACATTGTCGCCCAAAAGTTTTTTGCGGATCGCTTGGGCGTACTCATCATCTGAATCAGGATCGAGCATACGGCGTGTCATGTTTGCGATGACAAGCGCCACCTGCTTAAGAGAATTTTCCAGCACGTCTTGCTGGACAGCTTCCTCGGCGCTGATCGCCTGATCCGCAAGCTGCGTTGCGGCTTTGCTCGCCTGACGCGGCGCGGGCGGAAGGTACGATCCGACGATCTCCTGCGCCCAGCGCGTGGCGGCGTTGTCCATTTCGATATAACCCTGCGGATTCGCAGACGCCACGGCGCCGGACGGGGCAAACTGGCCACCGGCGACGATAATATTCGTGTCGTTCACGAGCAACTGTACGCCGGCCGCGTCTTTCGCATTCGGCACCTGAATCTTCGTCTTGTTCGACATCGCGAGGTTGTCGAAAGAATCGCAGCGAGCCTTTTCTACGCGCGAAGCCAAATCGTAGAGCAACTGGCCCGCGCCCCAAGAGCCATGGATCGTTCCGTCGCCGTAACCGAACGTGAGCGGAATTACCACAGAGTCCGTGCCGTCCTCACAATCAAGATCCTCGTACAGAAGCTTGTAGTTGCCTCGACCACCAGGCCACAAAATGTAATGGCTCACCTTCCCGTCGAATTCCAAGACGTACAGATGACGGCATTCGATGACCTTCTGGCCCTTTGTGTAATTGTAATCCCAGCTTTGCTCGCGGATCAGGTCTTCCCACTTACGAAGTTGGCTAAGATCATTGGGCAGTGCCGGAAGGGATGCCGCGTCCACCGCAGCGGCCACGGCATCCTTATTCCACTTGTCTGATCCGCCATCCACAGATTTTTTGGCCAACTGCAAAAGCTCCCACGGCTGGTAATCCCACTTCAACGTGAAGCGCGCCAGCTTGTCGTCCATGATTTCCGTTCCACGCGGAACGAATCCGCGATCCATGCGACAAAGATGCGGGCGCCATTCGTATTTGTCGGTCCAAGCGGCGAAAGCGAAACCGAAGTCGGTGACTTCCTGCATGAGCCCGCGCCAGAAAGAATCGTTTTTACGCCAGCCGCGGATCGCACGCGTAATTGTTTGTCGGAAAAACTCGGTCTTCTCTTGACCCTTCGGCCAGCCAGCAGGGAGTTCGGCGGCGGTCAAAGTTGAAGCCTGTAATATCGGCATGTATAATCTGGGTGCTGCCCTATTTAACTCCTTCTGCAAGAAGCGAGTAGAAAAATTTGCTTTAAAGCTTTTTCCCTGATCTTTTAGTTTCCTTGGATTGTAAGGAGGCGCCCCATTTTTCTTTGCGGCAATTTTTTTGGCGTTATTGATTAATTTCTTGGCATCTTGGATGTCGGTTTCAGTCATCGCGACCGCCTGATCTATGGACGAAACGACACGGTTAGTAGCCTTCAGCGAAGATTCCGTTACCTCTGGCGAATCGCCGTAGCTGTCGTTGCTCCCGTTGTACTCGTTATCGTTGGAAAGAAGCGAACCGGTTGCCATGTTAGATTGCGAGCTGCGTGCTCGGTATAAAAATTCCCATTTCTCGGCCGAATAAAATTGGGTCTTTGGCCTGCTTACGAAGATTGCAAGGCTTGCAGGTTAACTGCATGTTCGCGTTGCAGTGGCGCCCTCCCTTGGCCAAGGGGATCAAATGATCTAAATGCTTAACCCCGGAATTAAGGTCTGCCTTGCAGTATGGGCACAATCCTTTCTGTTCAATCATTAGTCTTTCACGAATTCCCGCTTTCAGTCTCTCTGGACTGCTGGACTTTCGTGCACGCCGATTCGCGCGCGAAATGAATCCCGTCTCAGGAAAATTCAATCGGTGTTTTCTCTGGGAGAGATTAATTCTTTCTCGATTGGCCGCTGCCCATGCCTTTACTCTTTCGGGGTTCTCCTTATTCCACTTGGCTGCTAGGGCTACATATTTTGCGGGGTCTTTATGGTAATTTTCCCTCTGTTTCGCCAGGGCTGATTCGTGTCTCTTGTAGAATGAATTTAAGGCTATTTTCCGGTATTTATCCGGGTTTTTCCAATATTCTTCACGCCATTTTTTCTTCGAAGCCTCCTTTCCCTCCGGGGTGTTTTTAGCGAAACGATCGGGATTTTCCGTGTAGAATTTCTTTACCCTAATTCGCACACAAATCTTGCAGCTTTCCTTGCGCTTAATCCGCGTGCCATCCTTGAAATAAAAATCGGTTTCTGGCTTTATTTCTCCACAGGTGACGCAGCAGCGCATAACGACGCCTTGGGGCGCATCAATCGGGGCTTGTGATTCACTGTCAGCCATTTTTTGCAGCTTTCTAGGGGGTAAGGGATAGTCAATTATTTACGGGCATCCTCGGACAGCGTGATCACGTCGCCATCTTTGGCAAAGCCGATGACGTTCCCACACCAATCCAGCGCGAGCCACCCCATTGCCGCCGGTTTGTCGGGGAAACGGTCTTGAAATTCTTCTGGCATACATTCCCTCGCGAACGGATCTTTACCCCGCTCGTAATCATGTACCGATCCCCCCATGAGGCCGAGTGGCGGCTTCTCTTTTTCAGAAATAATGTGTTTCATAAAGGGGCATCACACATCCAACACCACATCTTCGGGCTTCGGCGCGTCGGGAATCATGAGGGGAGCGGCAGTCACCGGCCCATCCAGCCGATACTTTTTAAAATGGATGTATTTCGTCCGCGTGAAATTACTCTCCGATTCCGTGACATTGTATCCGCGGGCTTTCGCGATCTCTTTCAACTGCGTGATGAGCGCCATGCGGTCCAGATTCTTCGGATTGTGGTGATGCCGGTACACGCTCTTCACCGAAATCGTGACGTTATCTTTGCAGAAAAACTGATCGTAGTGCTGGCGCGCTTTTACTTCGTCTTCCTGAGATCGGGAAACTTCTTCATCCGAAACTGAAGCGACGTCATTCATCCGACGTCGAGGATATTGTCGTGGCGCACGATAAACCAAACAAATGCCATCGTCAGCGCAATCGCGATCAGCCAACAGATAAGTTTGTATCGATCGCTCATTCCCTCTCCCTCACGGCGCGCATCACTGCCATGGCCGCACCCCAAATGCCAAACCACCAAAGCGGCAATTGAATGGGATCAATGAATCTGAAATATGCGATCCAAGAAGCGGCTATTAACGCGAGATACCCACTCACACAATAAGCGCATGTGAGCAGTTCGCACAGCACTGGATGGCCTTTGCAGGAATCTCGCAGGTGCTTGAAAAGGCGGAAAGGCCCATTGTCGAAGGCGACGAGTTCGGCGCCCCGCCAAACAGCGAAACCGCAGATCAAAAGCAGAAAAAAAGGATTCATAACATGTGAGCTTTGATCAAATCCCTGATTTCGGTCAGAGATACGACAATGGCTGCTCTCGTATAATACGAATAGTTTTCCGCGTTTTCGTAATTTCTGATCGCGCGATTGAGACCTTGGACGAATTTGTGTCCGTTGGATCTGGCTGACGCGCTCCGCACAAACTGCAATCCGCTTTTAATTGATTTTTTGTGGGCCATGTTGTTATTCATTAGTTAATATTTCTACTGCTCTTTTTGCCATCCCTAAATTCCAGCGGCGTTTGCCGGATTCGAGGAATCCGGTCATGGATTTGGAGACGCCGAGTTTGCGCGAGAAGGTGGCGAGTGCGATATTACGCTGCTTCCTTGTCTGCCTAACGGTCTCACCGAAATCCCGCCACTTGCGCTCTACCGCAGCGACATCCTCCTGCTGTTTTTTTTCGAAAGCCTTGATTTCTTGGAGGAGCGCGTGCAGTGACATTAAGCTACAAACTCAGTTGTACGCTTGCGGTTGTCCAGATTTTTATGCAAACTCCTTTTATGCCCCCCGAAATCCTGCTTTCGGTTTTGATTCCGAGTATTCCGGCGCGCCTATCCAAGCTCACCCAGTTAATTGACATACTCACAGCGCAGGCAGATCCGCGCATGGAAGTGCTCGTTCTAATGGACAATAAAACGCGCCATCTCGGATCAAAGCGAAATTCGCTGATGCAAATGGCTGCGGGCCGCTACTTGATGCACTGCGACGATGACGATTCCGTGGCACCCAATTTTTTCTCAGCGTTGCTTCCCCATCTGACCGGCGATTACGATCTGATCGCCTATGATGCTTCCGTTACATTTAACGGATCGCCGCCTTTTCGGGTACGCACGATGCTTGGTGCAGAATGCGAACAACCCCAGCATTTACCGGGCGGACGCTATTCGGACATCGTACGACCGCCATGGCATTGGTCGAGCTGGAGAACCGGATTCGCCCGACGATTTTCTTTCCCCGCACATTATGACGGAGCGGAGGATTGGTTCTACTTGAAGCAAGCATTGCCAGAGGTGAAGTCGTGGCACAAAATTGATGAGCCACTATTCCTTCATCGGTACGACAGCCGCACCACCGAGTTTGGGAAATAAAAAGCCCGACCATTTCTGATCGGGCTTTCCGACTCGCATTTGTACCAGGGTAATTATGGAGTTGGCGTTGGCTCGGTTGGCGTGGTGTCGGTCGTGTCGGGATTGAGGGCGTCCAAAGCAGCGGCCGAATCCTTGAGAGCCGTCAGCGATGCTTCGGCGGCGGCTGGCAGTTCAGGATCGGACGAATTGTTGATCAAGCCTTCGAGTTCAGCGATGCGAGCCTGCAAATTAGCGGCCTGTGTGCTGACTTCGGTTTGTACTTTTTGGAGCGTGGCGTTCACAGCGTCGAGCTGCGGCTGGAGTTCGGAGAGCTTTGTCATGATGAGTTTGGTTGAGATGACGATTAACGCCGCAATTACCGAAAATAGAATAATTGTCAGCATGAAATAGAGACAACAGGGATTGTGGACAGTTCAAGAACAAATCATAAGCTTACCCCAAACTCTTTCAGCCCGTAGAGAAGCAGAATAAGCCCAATGATGATACCCACAATTTTCATGATCGTGCCATCTTTGACGAACAGCGACACGACGTAAAACAGAATCCACGCTACGAGCGCGGCTACGAGTACCCGGATAAGATGGTCTAACATAATAGGTGGGGACAGCGTAGCCGCGGTTGAGTTACTATGAAGATTAATCCCCACCCCGGTATAAAGAACAAGGTTCCGTGCAAGCACGGGTTAACCGGGGTGGGAAAGGGTTAGAACGGTACGTCTTCGTCGAGATCGACGGCGGGAGGTGCCCCCGCTGGCTTTGGCGATGGCGACGAATATCGGCCGGTTGCGGGACGAGTGGGCTGCGCACCGTCGGTGTGCGCCTGTGGTCGCTGGCCCACGAATTTACCGTTACCGAGAATCGGACCTTTCTCGCCGCGCTCGCGAGCCTCCTTACCCAAGTCCTGCACGACCATAAAATCATTATCGAATTGGTCAGGGCCGTCGCGGTTTTCCAGCAACGTGATGTCGATATATTTTCCTTTCTCACCAACGTAGATGTGGTTTTTGGAAATTTTGGTGACGTCGATTTTTGCGCGGATTATCATTTTATTTTTAGGTGAAAATTTATCCCTGATTCTGCTCTTCTTCCTGCGCGCTAGGCGGCTGAGACTTGGAAATCTCATGGCCAATAAAGATGCCAAAGGCGAAGATGAGCAGCCCGGCAACGATTGTGCCACCGATTATAAATATTGCGGTCATGTCAGCGGCACCTTCCCCGCATTCAGCGTGCGGACAAGCGAGAGGTAAACTGAGAAGGAGGGAAAGTTTTGGGCGCGCTCCAATTTGTCGATCACGGAACGGGAGCAGCCGACTAATTCGGAGAGTTCAACTTGACCGATGCGGTGTTTCTCACGGAGTCGCTTGAGTGCGACTGCCATATTATACAGCGCCGCACGATTCTCTGGCTGATCTGCCAGCGTGTGCTCGACGTGACTAGGGCCTTTGCGGGTTTTTCGTTTGCTCACTTTGGGTATCAGATATTATTTTGCGCGATATGCGAGCTTTTGTTTGCTTTCGTGAAAATAATTTGGCTCACTCTTCGCATGACCCTTCCATCTAATGAAACCTGCGCTCGGGTGGTACGCGAACTTGATGGCGATCCGGAACTGACTGAATGGGAATCGGAATTCGTGCACAGCAATCGCGCTCGCACGGAATTTACGACGGCGCAGAAAGAAGTGGTATCACGTTTACTGGAGAAATATGAGCTGTGAGCACGAGCTACCAATTAACGACACTTCAAGACGTGTTCTCCAAAGCACCCGCTGATCGAATTCAGGACTGCATGAATGAAATTGGAAAACTCTTCGCGGAAACGAAATCATGCGGAGAGTTGATGTATGAAACCGCCAAACTTTTAGCGGAAAAAGATGGCAAGAATTTGAATGCATCATTCTCGGATAGCTTCAAATTTAATTACCCGATCACTTGGATGGACGACGGAAAGGGTCAGCTTTGCACTAATTTCCTGAAGCAAAACGGCGAAACTCTTATGTCGGTTAAAATGGGGAAAAAATGACCGACGAACTCTTTAACGCCGCCGACGTAACCATGGATTCCCCGAGACTCGCATGGCTCAAGCGCCACAACCTCGCGCTCGGCGAGCTTCCAGATGGGATGAGATTCTGCGCCAGCCACAGCAACATCACGCGCGGCGATACTCACAAAGCCTGCGAGTTGAGCATGGCGAAGAAACTGGGGATCTCGCATTGGGAGGTGGATGAAATCAAAAAAGCCGGCGTCACCATGCCGGAGAATGTGGTAGAGGAGTGGTAATGAACACCCCGACGATCACCGTCGAATTAGACTGGGACGCCGACTGCTGGCGGTTGATGGCGACGTCGTACCTGAAAACGGAGCCGGCGGGACCTCGCCTTTTCCGCGGAGGCGATTTTCCGGCGATCTCATTCACGCACGCGAGCGAAGCGGAGGCCAAGACTGATGCGGCCATACTCCAGCGGTATCTGGATCTCGCCTGGTCCGGTAAAGCGCCAAAGGCGAAGGGACGGGAGGAGGCGGAGCAGCCGAAGATGACGGTGTGGGATTTAAAGAATGCGGTGTGGTGCGTATGAAAACTGGACACGATATAAATGCCAAACTGGGCTCTAAAGAGAATCCCATCCTGCTTCCTCGATTTCGAATCGACGAAATCTCAGATATACTTTGGGAAGGAGACCAAAAATACGAATCTGCGGGTCCTTGGGATGAAAAATACAAAATACGAGAAGAATATAGAGCCCTTATATTTGCGATACATCCGGAGGTCTACGACAACTGCCATATCGCCGAACGGCCCTGCAAGCCGTTTGAGCATGAGGCGTATTTATTTGTGTCGCAGGCTTCAAAGAAGCCTAAAAACGAGCCATGTCACTTATGACTGCGCTGGTGGAAATGCTCGCCGAACTCGAATCCAGCCCACTCGCTACAGTGCTGGCGCCGAGCAAGCGGGCTATCAATCCGTGGGACCAGATTCGGGTTAACGTATCCGTTCCACCGCTTTGGTATAGGAATCTGTGCTCACAGTATCGCTCACATCGCGGCGTGAGGCGCGGGAAATTCGACACCAAAATCAAGAGGGCCGCGATTATCCGAGTGCTGACGCGGCTTGCTAACGGCAAGCGAACTTGGTCTATGTATGCCCCCGAACTGCTCAAAATCGCCAAATCCCATGCTGCCCGTCGTACTTTGTAAATGTGGGTGCGGCATAACCGTGCCTGCGAATCGTCGCTCTTACGTGAGCGTGAAATGCTACAAGCGGTATCGTAATCAAAACGAGAACCACGAGGACGCGCGGGCCAAGCTGTTCGCTCGCGACGGAGGCGTGTGCTCGTGCTGTGGCGCGGATACCATTCGGATGCGCGCCGAGTATACGAAGAAATTGCACGACCGATTCCCGCACGAAATTCCTACGTTGATGGATTTACTTCACCCCGAGATGCGGCCTGCGGGAATGGCAGGGCTGCGCTACTCATGGTGGCAGGCGGATCATGAACTGCCGCTGATTGAGGGCGGGAACAGCGAGGACGAAAATTATCGGACATTGTGCGTCCCATGCCACAAGGCGGA